GGCAGCATCGTCGGTCGACGCCCGGCAATTATCGCCTGCCGCAGTTGCTCCTCGGCGTCTGCAAGCGGGTCAACGCTAAGCGATGGCATTTGGAAGTTGTAGTCCATGCTGCTCTCCGCTCAATACATGCCGTAGTTTTCTTCTGGGTCGTACGGGCCTTTACCGCCATACGAGCCAGACGGCGGCAGCATTGCTTGCGGCGTTGTGCCAGTCGCCATTGCGCGCCGCTGAGCCATGCGCTGCTGCATCGCGCGCAGCATGTCGCCCTGCTTCGTATTGAACTTGCCAAAGTCGGTGTCGACATTCTCCTGCCCTTTGCGAGCGCCGTACGCCTGGCCGAGCTGCGCAAGCCCTTGCGTAAACGACGGGCCGACATACACGCGGCCAGCCATTCCGCCCTGCAGGGGCTGCATCGACTGCTCGCGCAAAGCACCTACCTGCGCTTGTTTACGAGCGAGGCGCTCTTCTTCAGGATTCATGGCGCCCATTTGCAACAGGTACTCGAGCATCAAATCGTCGTTCATGTCACAGCGCTCCGTAATTCACAGTGAGGTAACCGCTCGCGTGGCGACGGACGAGATCCGGCCGCACAGCCTCGAGCTCCTGCGCGATCACGCCGCGCTGGCGATATCCGGCAATGTCGTATTCGTAAAGGCCAACGCCCATTGAGTGCGTGCCGACTCGCTTGATGTTTCGCTTCAAGCGACGATCAGAGAACGCGAACGGGTTACCAAGCGCGGCGCTGCCGAGGCTGAACAATCCACTCATCGTGTTGCCAAGCGCAGCATTCTTAGCATTCTGCGCATCGAGCGCAGCTTGGTACTGTGACTGCGCAGCGCCAAGCAGGTCAGGCGTTTCGGCGCGACCCGCGTTTTGGAACCCTGGCATCTGCGGCATACCGACTTGTTGGCCGGTCAGCAGCGCGTTCATTTCATTGAGCGGCATTGAGCGCATCAACTGCTGCTCAGCAATTGCTTGTTGACGCAGACGGTTTTGCTGATCTGCATACTGCTGCGACATGTTGAACTGCTGCATGGCCGCGGCGTTGTTTGCCTGCTGGCGCGCAATGTCCATCGCGGAAGCCTGACCCAACGCTTGATTGCCAAACTGCTGCGCGGCAAGGCCCTGCTGGAATGACTGCCCGCCAGCGCGGTTGTAGAGATCCGCCTGGCCCATCTGCTGGTTGTACAACTGCCCTTGCGCCTGATTCGCAAACTGCCCCGCACCGAGCGCCTGATTGAATGCCTGCCCAGCAGCTTGATTTCCAAACTGCCCAGCAGCGAGGTTTTGACCAAACGCGGATTGTGCGGCCGAGTTTGCAAAGTTGCCGGCGCCAACGTCTTCGTTGAAGGCCTGCTGACGCTGGCCCATCTGCATGCTGTAAAGGCGCTGCGCTTCGTTGCCCGCCATGTCGAGCGCGTTGTAGCGCTCAGAAGCCTGGCGACCGGCAAGATCGTCAAACGAGCGCTTGTACGCTTCAGTGCCTTTTTGAAAGCCCTGATTGGCAAGCTGCGTCTCGAGCGCCTGCTGCTGCATTTGGTGCACGGGCATCATGCGTCCGACAAGATCAGTCGCAATTGAATCGCGATACGACGCATCAAACGCCGGCATTGCCGGGTTATCACCAAGGTTGAGATTGCGCTGCAGTGACTCTCGACCTACGGCGCCGCTTACGTTGCCAAGCATCGGGTTTACCGACATTTGCGGGCCAAAAAAGTCAAAACCGCGAGCAACATCCTGCTGACCGACGCCCGTTGATAACCCCGGCGAATAATCCGCGACACCAGCCGACAACTGACCAGGCGTACCAGCGGAAGTCATTGCAGGCAGGCTTTGCATGTCGAACGGCTGCGAGTACGCATCCTGCACGCGACCCATAAAGCCTTCAGCCAAATTACTCCGCTGCTGCTGCAGCCCAATTTGCGAATTAAGCGCTGCTTGAAGCTCTGGGTTCAGCGTCGTGTTCTGCGTCCACTGCGTGACGGCTTGCCCGGTCGCCGGGTCAGTCGTAGCACTCGTCGTCCACGACTCTGTGCCCCACGGCGTATTTACCGTCGGTCGATTCGCAAAGTTCTGGATATTCAAGTTTTCTTTCGACGCTTGCGCCTGTGCAAGGGCTGCGCCGGTATAGTCTGGCGGCGGGGGCGCCTTTCCTTTACTCATTGCAAAGTCTCCTTAAGATACCGGCAGTCTTCGCGGCGCATCTCAAGCAACACGCAGTCGACTGTTTCAGCAATTTGCTTAAAACCAATCTTTTTGTTGAACCGAATCGCTTTGCCCAAATCTTTTGGCGTCAAACCGTAGATCGCTTTCACGCCAATAGACTCAAACGGATACTGGAACGTCGCCTTCAACAAGCCCTTAGTCAGTGAGTGCGGCGTGTCGAATGCAACGTGAATAAAACAGCTCTCCGCTGTCCACGAGCCAAACGCCACAGCGGCTGCAATCTCGCCGTCGTCGCGGATAACCGCAATCGTCCGCAAATCCGAACGCCACGGGATTTGCGTTTGCTTAGTCATCCACTCCCAGATAACCGGCGGATCGCCTGGATTGTCGGTCACTAACTTCATCGGGGCTCTTCGTATCCAAATTCATTGAAGTACCAAGCCGGTAATTGAGCGTCGTACATTGGTTCTTCAAGAACTGGCTGCGTTGCTGGGGCTGGCTGCATGCCAAGCATTGCAAGCAGGTTCGGGTCAATTGGCTCCGGTTCTTGAACAATCGGAGTCATTGACTGAGCGACATCGGGTTGCGGCGTAAAGCCAGGCACAAACGGCGCTGGAGTACGGAACAGCGTCTCAGGCATTTGAAAGTCAATGCCGCTGTCAAACGCTGGGATATCCAAATCAGCCGGCAGCGTTACCTGCGTTGGCGGCTCTATCTGCTGCGGCGATTGATCGGCGAGGATTTGCTCGAGCGTCTGCCGAACCGACATCTCATCGCTGACAGGCGTGGATGCGACGGCAGATGCCGCCGACGTATCAGCCGCAGGCATATCCCCGCTAGGCGCGTTCGTCGGCAGCCCTGACCAGTCGCCAACATTTAAGCCGAACTTGTCGCCCATCTCGTCCATGCCAATTGTCGCCACAGGAGACATCGGGGGCTGCTGCGGATTCTTCTGCGCGTAGTTCAATACAGGGTTGGCCGTGTCGACGTAGTCGACTCGATCCTTGTTCGCGTTGAGCACTAACGCCGTGGGGTTCGGGTTGTTGCCCGTCATCCGATCCCAGTTGTCGCCGCCATAGCCGGGCAAGTCCTGATATCGAAAATTGCCGTTTATGAAGTCTTCCGCGGTCTTTGGCGCAGGCGGCTGCACAGGCGGCGTCGGCGGCACATCAACGACAGGTTCAAACCGCTCCAGCGTTGGCGGTACGTCAGGTTCTTGCCGACGCGACGGAGTGTCTATGGGCAGAATTTCACTCACCGGGGTTGGCGGGTTTGGTGTCGTCGGGGGCGGAAAATTTGGAAGTCGGCCGTCCGGCGTCAGGCGCGGGTCAAAGTCTGGCCGAAACGGCGGAGTTCGGGGCGGCCGCGGCGGAATAACCGGCGGCGGCGGTGGAGTAACCGGAGGCGGTGGAGTAACCGGAGGCGTCGGGGGCGGACGAGTTGGTATACGCAGCCCGCCGCCGACGTTTTTTTGCCAAGGAAGGCTAATCGCTTGCGGGCCAGAGCCTATCGCGACGCTTGGCTGTGAGCCTGCGCGTAGTGCTGCAATTAGTGCGTTGCCTTCGGCCATCACATCACCCCGCCCACTCGCATGCGCAGAGAGCCGTAGTAGCCAAGGCCTGTCACGCCAATCCACAACTCGTACGTGTTCGACGACGACGCCCAGCGCGCAAGGTTCCACTGCGCGTCATCCCACTCGGGACGCGGTTCTGTCGTAAACGACGGCGCACCGGCTACGTTACCGAACGAGTATTGCGTGTTCAGTCGTATCTTGATCGACGGCGGCTGGCGCGCGATGAACACCGGGCGAACCATCGTGAAGCGCTTGAGCTGCCCTGGCGTGTTGAACGCGTTGAAGCATGTCTGCAACTCGCCATCGACGGCCTCGCCGCCGTCGCCCTGCGTGTTGACTTGGTCGAGCTCACCGTAGAAGCCTTTCGCCACCGCATAGTCGTCGGTCGCGAAATACAACTGCCCGTTGAGCATTGCCGTCGCCGTCATTGGCATACCAGAGAACGTGCACCACGCGCCGGTATTGATATTCATGCCGTACTGCTCATACGTGCCATCGACCGCGGGTAGCTTAATGACAAGCACATCCGAGCTCGGCACTAGGTATACGTCCCACGAAATCTCGTCGCGCAAGCGACTAATGACGGGTGACAATACCGATTGAATTTTTTGAGCCGGGCCCGGCTGAATCTCGCTGAACTGGCCGTTCACAAGACGCGAGACCGGAACAATTCCAAGCTCCGAGAGCAGCATTACGTCGCCGCCAAAGTTAGTGAAGAAGCGCCCGTAGCGTGGCACTGGGCCGACATACCACACGCCCTTGATTCCAAATTTGGTCGGGTCTGATGGGTCTGTTCCCTGCCATACCGACACGTCACCCTGCGAGCCGACGACGACGAGGTAGTCATCGATGCCAACACCCGCATCAAGCGTCCAGTTGACCAGGCCGCGCACGTAGCCGCCGTTGCGCAGCGTGCCGCCCATCGGGAACTCTACCGCCGTGCCGGTAATTGCATTGGCCGTGTCGAGGTAATAAACGCTTGCGCTGTCTTGCACGGTAAACCACACGCGGTTCTTCCAAACCGCGACGCTGGTCGGGTTGGCCGGCAAGCCGGTCACCGTCTGCTGCGTCCAGATAGAGCCGTTGTACGTCCAGTAACAA